CAATGATATTATCAGCGATGAGTTTGCTTCTATTCCTAGAGATATTTTTGAAAATGTTGTTGCTGGTTTCGCCGCAGTTAGTGCTGACCCAGTGGCAAATGTTAAACGTCTTGCTGCAAAACAAAAAGCAGCAGAATTAGGAATAATTATAGAAGAGGAAGATAATTCTTCTAGACAATCTAAAGATAATCAAATAGTATTATCTGGAACAGCTTATTATGACTTTAATCATTTTTCTACATACTGGAAGAAATGGAAAGCAATTATTAAGAGCAAAGGTAATCCAGCAAAGCTACGAGAAGTATTTGGTGGTGAAGACTATCCCGATACTTTTGATTGGACACAATATTCAATTATCCGTATGCCATATGAATTATTACCAAAAGGCTTTATGGACGCTGACCAAGTAGCAAGATCAAAAGCTACCGTACACACTGGTATTTATCAAATGGAATATGGAGCATGTTTTACTAGAGATAGTCAAGGATTTTTTAAACGATCACTAATAGAATCTTGCGTTGTTTCTCAGAATAATATCATAAAAGATAGTCAAGGAAAAGATATACATTTTGAGGCTACTCTTATTGGTGATCCAAATAAAAGATATATATTTGGCGTTGACCCAGCTTCTGAAGTAGATAATTTCAGCATTGTTATATTAGAGGTTAATCCAGACCATAGAAGAATCGTTCACTGTTGGACAACAACAAGATCAGAACATAAAGAAAAAGTAAAAAAGGGATACTCTACAGAAAGTGATTTTTACTCTTATTGTGCTAGAAAAATTAGAGATTTAATGGCGCTATATCCCTGCATTCATATAGCTATTGATGCTCAAGGTGGTGGTATAGCCATTATAGAATCATTGCACGATAATGATAAGATTAAAGCTGGCGAATTACCAATATGGCCCACTATTGATGATGATAAACCAAAAGATACAGATGGCGAAAAAGGATTACATATTATAGAAGCTTGTCAATTCGCTAGGTATGAATGGTTAGCAGAAGCTAATCATGGTATGAGAAAAGACTTTGAAGATAAAGTTTTAGTCTTTCCATTTTTCGATTCTATTTCAATTGGATTGTCCAACTCTGAAGATAATATAAAGCATAGAATGTTCGACACTTTGGAAGAGTGCGTAATGGATATTGAAGAATTAAAAGATGAACTTTCTATGATCCAAATGACCCAGACCAATAGTGGTAGAGATCGCTGGGATACACCAGAAGTTATTGTTGGAACTGGAAAAAAGAGCAAGATGAGAAAAGACAGATATTCTGCTCTGTTAATGGCTAATATGGCAGCTAGAGTCTTACAAAGAACACCTACTCCAGAAGCATATAGTTTTTATGGTGGATTTGCAACTGGACGATCTGGAACATCAAAGTATGAGAATGAAAAATTATACAGCGGCCCTAGCTGGTTTTCTGAGAATATGAAAGATGTGTATTAAATATTGACAATCCAATTACAATCTAATTAAGGGTTAAACATGGACAATAAAGATATGATTACTTGGTCAGATGACGGCAGCGGCAAAGAAGAAGCACTATCAAAATTCTCACAAAGTGTTGATTCTTATACTGGACTTAGTAAGTCTACAGCTAGTACAGCATATAGGCACTTTATTGATATTGAACCCAATAAATCGGTTAGGCCGGGATATAATCAATTAGATTATTACGCATTTAGACCGAACGAACAGGTTCCATCTCAACAGCGCCGCATCATTAAAATGTGCATGGATGCCTATGATAAAGTTGGCATTATCAGAAATATTATTGATCTTATGGGCGATTTTGGTTGTCAAGGAATTAGCATTGTTCATCAAAATAAAAGTGTTGAAAAATTCTATCAGCAATGGTTTAAAAGTATTAATGGAAAAGAAAGATCAGAAAGATTTTTGAATAATCTTTACAAGGCTGGAAATGTTATTGCTTATAGAAGTTATGCTAAACTAACTCCAGAGCTAACAAAATACATGAAGTCTTTAGCTGCTGATATTAAGGTTGAAGTTCCAAATATGAAAGAAAATGTTATCCCTTGGAGATACAATTTTTTTAATCCATTGACTGTAGAAATGAAAGATGGTGATCTATCATTATTTTTAGGTCAATACAATTATAGTTTAACCGCCGGATCATTTTTTGATAGATTTGCTGATGGGGATATACCAACAGATGTATTAAACAGCTTGCCTTCTAATGTTAAGAAAGCTCTACTTAATAAAGAAAAGCATATACCATTAGATCCAAGTAGACTAAGTATATCACATTACAAGAAAGATGATTGGCTACAGTGGGCAAACCCCATGATATACGCTATTCTAGATGATATTATCATGTTAGAAAAAATGAGGTTAGCTGATTTATCCGCTCTTGATGGCGCTATTTCAAATATTCGTTTATGGACACTTGGTAGTCTTGAGCATAAAATTTTACCAAATAAAGCTGCTATTAATAAACTAAGAGATATTTTAGCTAGCAACGTTGGTGGCGGCACTATGGAGTTGGTTTGGGGTCCAGAGTTAGCTTTTAAAGAATCTAATAGCGAAGTTTATAAGTTCTTAGGTTCTGAAAAATATACTGCCGTGTTAAATAGTATCTATGCTGGATTGGGTGTTCCCCCAACGTTAACAGGAATGGCTACTAATGGTGGTGGCTTTACAAACAACTTCATATCATTAAAAACTTTAGTAGAAAGACTTCAATATGGAAGAGATCTATTAACAAAATTCTGGGAAAAAGAAATTGAGATTGTTCGCCAAGCTATGGGCTTTAGACACAAAGCATTCATACAATATGATAATATGAGTTTATCAGATGAAGCCACAGAGAAGAATCTACTAATTCAATTAGCTGATAGAGATTTAATTAGTCAAGAAACTCTACTTCAAAGATTTAAAGAAATTCCTCAGATTGAAAAAATTAGAATTCAAAGAGAAATTGAAGATCGCAATAATAATCTTATACCAAACAAGGCATCCCCATATCACAATCCACAGCATGAGGATGATCTTGAAAAAATTGGCCTACAAACTGGCAAGTTATTACCAAAGGATGTTGGTTTAAAAAGCAGTGTGCCAACAGATATACTGCTACAACCAAAAGGTAGCCCGTTCGGTGGTGGCGGCGCACCGTCCGCTCCAAAAGCTCCCAATCCAAATGGTAGACCGCCATTATCAAAAGATAGCGGTCCTCGCAAACAAAGAGTAGCAAATCCAAAATCTAAACCCGGAGTTGCTGAACTTTTAGTTTGGACAGAAGCTGCTTGGGATAATATTTCAGAAGTTCTTAATGATGCATTTCTCAATTGTAATAAGAAGAAAAATCTTAGACAATTAACAAAAGCTGAAGTAAATGATTTAGAACAACTTAAGATAGATGTTTTAACAAATTTACCAATACTAGAAGAAGTGTCTGCTCAAGTTATTTATGATATTTTATCCTCAAAAAAGACCACGCCACAAGAATTTAAAGACCTAATAAATGATCGATCAATAAGTATTGATACTATGACTATAGACAATTATCGTAGAAATATTATTGGTTTGTTTATTGAAGAAAACGCCCTAGTTTAAGCTTTTATTCAATTTAGTGTATACTAATTCTGAAAGGCACAAAATAATGCAAATATATAAAGCAGAAATTATAGACGGAATATCTGAACTTATTCGCAAAGATAATTCTATTGCGTATTGTTCTCAAGCCGTATTAACTTCAGACATTCCAAAGTGCGAAGTCGTTAAAAAACTTCAAGCATCAAGCAATCCAAATCAAATAGATTTACATTATATTAAATCAGTTTTAGTATCAACAGGATGGAATAAAAACGATGATGTATTTTCTAATGCTCAAACTTGGGCAGCTAGAAATACCCCAGAGGACAAGCAATTTAACTTCATGCACAATGAGAATGATATAATAGGTCATATCACTGGAAGCTATGTTGTTGATAGAAATGGTAATAAAATAGAAGCTGACGTTAATGATGTTCCATCAGAGTTCGACATTATAACAGAAGCCGTATTATACAATAGCTGGAGTAATCCAGACAATAGAGAAAGAATGCAGAATATCATAGCAGAAATAGAACAAGGCAAATGGTTCGTATCAATGGAATGTTTATTTTCTGGTTTTGATTATGCAGTTATTGATCCTAAAGGCGAAGCAAAGGTTGTCGCTAGAAATGATGAATCAGCTTTCTTAACAAAACACTTAAGAGCTTATGGTGGTACTGGAGAATATGAAGGATATAAAATTGGTAGATCACTAAGAGATATTTCTTTTTCTGGTAAAGGTTTAGTTTCTAAACCAGCTAACCCACGAAGTATTATTCTTGATTCCAGTAAAGCATTCACGATCACTGAACAGTATGTTTCCAATGTTTCTAAAGGAGATTTTAATATGCAAGATAACAATGAAGAGAAGCAGCTATCAGAAGAGTTAGCTTC